GTATATCATAAATCCATGTATGGGAAATAAAACAAACTTTAGATTCCCTTGCTTTTTCATCTAGATCTGACTTATTATTTTTAATATCTTCTTCTTTATTATTATTAACTGATCCCTTAAATAGTTTATTTTTTACACATTCATTTATGATATCATTACATATTTTTTCAGGAATTCGTTCTTTAAAATAATAATAAAAATCTATTAAATTCATTTAATTAAAATTTTCTAATACGCCATTTTTGATGTGAAGGGTATGATCACCTGGCCTGTTGGGCATTAAAACACATTCATCTAGTTTAACGAATACTTTGCCTAAAGTTTCATTTTTTAGCTCGGTTGGTTCCTTGACATTTATTTTGTAGTGGAGGGTTTTTTGATGTGGTTGTTCGCAAAAAACATCTATTTTTCCTTCTGAAATAAACGCTGAAGATTTAGACTCAATACAGATGGCTTTTTCCTTTCCGTAATGAATTCCCACATTTATGTAATTAGAAGGTGAATATGAAAGGGTTTTTAAATAATTTTTCACTCTTTTTCCTTTCATTCTGTTTTATGGCATGGTAAATTACTGCTTTCTCAGTTTCTGTCAGATCCATGAAATTTCTTGATATTTATCATAAATATGGTAAAGTGTCAATTTATTTGGAGATATTGTGCTATTAGGACATACGACTTTTTCAGAACAGGCATTCCAGGACGCAAGGCTGGACGCGGTGCACAACATCGAGTTCGCGGAAACGGGATTTGGTATGACATTCAGCACGGGATCGGAAACGGCTACAGGAACGGCGGTTGTAGAACCCACTGGCGATGATTTATCTATAACATTCAGTCTTGGCGATGAAGACGCATTTGGTGGGGAATTTTCCGGTTTAATTGAATTTGACCTGGGAAGTTTGGATTTTGCAGCTTGGAATGAAGTGGACGACAGTGAAACATCAACATGGTCTTCGGTAGATCCGGGGTCCACAAATTAGGAGACAAGTATGGCTGATGATGCCAGTATAACAATAAGCGCAACGATACTGCCGGACGAAATTTCAAAAACCATCAGTGGATCCATGACGGTGACTCCTGATGACGCAAATGACAAGTGGTATTACAAGCTGACGGCGTGTACAACAACAAGCACGGACTTGATTGCAGGAAGTTTTTTAGATTACACAGCTGTTGATGATGATACGGCGCCAACGGCGATCACGACAAGTGACAAGGTAAAGTTCCTGTTCATTAAGAATACTAGCACTTCGGACGGAGTTGTGGTATGCTTTGACGGAGGAGTGGCGGCCTATAATTTGGCTGACGGTGTATTTATTGGACCAGAACAATCATGGTTCGGACGGTTGCCCAACACGACAGTTGGTAACTTGCACGCCATATCATCGGACATTGGTGACGCGGGGGATGCAACGGCAAACCTGATCGTGGCGGCCTTAATAGATGACGTGGCATAAGGAGGAATAAATGGCTTCGACATATTCAAGCAGACTCAATCTTGAGCTTCAGACAACCGGGGAGAACTCGGGAACCTGGGGAACAATAACAAACAACAACCTGCAAAAGCTGGAAGCGGCAATCAAGGGATATGTATCAGTTGCCATTGCGAGCACATCGGATGCCTTAACCTTTGAGGACGGATCAACTGGCTTGGAGCAGGACAACGCAATTGTAAAGCTTACTGGAACACTCACTGGAAACACAACCATGCAGTGTGAGGCACAGGAGAACTGGTTCATTGTTGACAATGCGGCAACCATGGGTACCTACACGCTGGGATTCAAGCCGGCAAGCGGAACAGCGGCTTCCCTTGTGGCAAGTTCAAAACACTTATTATACACTGACGGCTCAACCATGTTTGACGTGTTGGCTGACTGTGGAAACATATCGGCAAACGGAACACTGACCGTGGCAGGAAATGTCAGCCTCAATGGTGGAACTTTTATTTACAATGAAGCTGGAGCGGATTTAGACGCCAGATTTGAGGGAAGCGGTGATGCTAACTTAATTTATCTTGATGCCGGCAATGATCGTGTTGGAATAAAAACAGCGTCACCTTCAACTGAACTTCATGTTGTAGGTGGGATCAAGGCAACAGGCACGATTGATCTTGACGGTGGAACATTTACCTTTAATGATACAGGAGCAGATCTTGATTTTCGAATTGAAAGTGATGATGATGCCTATAACTTTATTTCTGATGCAGGTAATGACCGCATAGGAATTGGAACATCGGGTGCACCAGGAGCAAAACTGGAAGTTAATCAAAACAGTTCAACAGGAGCTGTTGCGTGTTTAGAATTAGATCAAGATGATCAAGATCAGGAATTTATCAAGTTTGATGGAACAACTGCCTCGGATCAAACAAAAAGCCTAACAACGGACACAAGCGTGGGATCATTGACAGGGCACATTCGTGTTAACATCAATGGAACAGATTTTTGGATACCTTACTACGCGACTAATTAGGAGCTTATATGCCGTTAACAAAACTGCAAATAGCGCCTGGTATTGACAAGCAAAATACCGAATACGGCGCTGAAGGAAGATGGGTGGATGCTGACAATGTCCGCTTTCGCTATGGACAGCCGGAAAAAATTGGTGGCTGGTCAAAGGTAACGAGTGACGCCCTTCTAGGGTCAACGCGTGCCATTCTTACATGGTCGGACCTAAACGGGGTTAACTACGCCATGTACGGCACCAACAAGAAACTTTACGCCTATTCGGAAGGAAGCTACGGAGATATCACGCCAACGCGCGGAACAGGAAGTATAACAGAATTTGGAACAACAAACGCATCAACGACAGTTACCGTAACGGACGCAGACCACGGTTGCTTGATTGGCGACCATGTCACCATATCAAGCGTCAGCGGGGACATCGGCGGAATCACGCAGGCAAATCTCCAGAACGAGTTTGAAATACAGACAGCGGTTGATGCCAATACCTATACAATAGTGTCACCGGCTGCGGCGTCATCAACAACAACGGGCGCAACGGCAACGGCGACATATGAAATTAATTCAGGACCGGCTGTGTCCATTTATGGATATGGATGGGGTGCCAGTGTGTGGGATTCAACGGGCGACTCGGACAAGGGAACATGGAACAATACCCGTGAAGGATTGACAGGTGCACAGGCGGTAAAATTAAAATCAGAAAAATGGTCACTGGACAACTGGGGAGAGGATGTCCTAATACAGAAATTTGACGGAGGAATTTATTACTGGGACACTTCCGCTGGACTTTCAAGCAATGTGGCGGCAACAACAAGCGTATCATCAGGACCAACCAAGAGTAGGTTCATGATGGTATCCGGTGATGACCGGCACGTAATTTGCTTTGGAACGGAAACAACCATTGCGACAACAACCACGCAGGACAACATGTTCATACGCTGGTCGGATCAGGAAGAAGTTAACACGTGGACACCGACAGCAACCAACACGGCAGGATCGCAACGACTTACCGCAGGAAACGAAATTAACGCAGCCGTAAGAAGCAGGGGCGCAATACTTATCTGGACGGATACGTCACTTTACCAGATGCAGTTCATTGGACCGCCTTTCACTTTTGGATTCAAGCAACTGGGTGATAACTGCGGAGCGGTTGGAATTAATACGGCCATTGATGTCAGCGGCATATCCTACTGGATGGGTCACGACTCCTTCTTTATGTTTGATGGTGCTGTGAAAAAGATTCCGTGCACGGTGCAGGATTATGTCTTCGATGACATTAACCCTAACGCGGTGGGGGATATTTATTGCGCTACCAATTCTGACTTTAACGAGATTATATGGTTCTACGCCGCCAGTGGGTCACTGCAAATAAATCGACACGTAACTTATAACTACGCGGAGAACCTTTGGCATACAGGATCACTGTCACGAAGCACTTGGGCTGATCGTGGAGTTTACGCCAATCCGTACGCAACGGAATTTGATTCCGATGATTCAACTTCAACCATCTCTACCATCTACGGTAACAAGGTTGGAAGAACTTTTGTCTACGCGCAGGAGAAAGGAGTCAATGCCGCAGGGTCGGCGATGACTGCCTACATTGAATCAGGTGACATTGACATTGCTGACGGCGACCAGTTTCTATCCATCTCCCGTTTCATTCCCGACTTTAAGAACCAGACAGGAACGGTTGATTTGACAGTCAAGTCACGTCCCTATCCGGCATCATCACAGACAAGCCACGGGCCCTATGCAATCACGACAAGTGTAACAAAACAGGACACACGCATACGAGGACGGCAACTGGCACTTCGCGTTGAAAGCGACGCCGTTGACGAGGACTGGAGATACGGAACACTGCGATTTGACGGGAAACCGGACGGACTGAGAGGAGGATAACATGTCAAAGATAACGGTACCCATGCTGCCACAGGCAAGGGAGGAATATGACCAGTCACAGATGGCGCAACTGGTACAGACACTGGAGCAATTGATTTTTGCCCTGAACAACACATACACATCGGAGCCACTTCGTAATGATGACGAGGCAGTTTCATGGTTCCTGGCAGCATAAATGGCCAACGCATATACAAATTATAAGGCGAACCTGACAAGCAGCGCTTCAACAACCATTTATACGGTGGGGTCGGAGACGACGGCGATCATTAAGTCAATTCGCATTTCCAACAGCAATGTTAGCCGCAGTTGCAATATTACCCTGAATCTGGTAGATACCAGTTCAGTTGTTTATCCATTGGAAACAAGCAGGGAAATTCCAAAAGGGTCATCCGTTGAACTGTTACAGACAGGACTTGAAGCGGAAACAGGGGAAAATGTTAGGTCAGCACGCGCTGGCGGATCAGCACCACTTATTCTGAAGGAATCGGAAGTTCTGAAAGTAGTGGCTGAAAAAGCCGGAGATTTGACAATTGTCATTAGCGTACTGGAAATAAGTTAATTATTGCAATAAGGAGAAAAAATGAGTATAAAAGATAACATTACCGTGATCGCCGGAAAGACAACGACTCCGGCACCTGACGTGGAAACCAAGTCCACCGTCAAGCACGCCACAACAGGGAAGGTTTACGCCGATGAATTGGAGGCGGAAGCCGACATCAATGACCCTGCAACAAGCACAACAAAAGAGGACATTAAAAGAGACGTGGCAATAAGCGTAAATAAATTACCGGATATACTAGGAGGAACATCATAATGAGCTGGCTATCGGATAAAGTTAGAGATGTAGGAAGAGCACTAAGAAGTGATGCTGGAAAGATGGCAATCCTTGGAGGACTCGGAGGATACGGGCTGTTTGGAAAAGCGGCAATGAACAAGTTCCTTACAAGCTCCATGCTGAAGAACATGGCAAGTCGTGGTGCAACTTCATACCTTACAAATCTAGCGATGGGAAGGCCGCACCCAGGAAAGGGCGCTATGGCGTCCGCGCTGTGGTCACTGCCGTTTCAGGCGTGGAAGAATTATGGACTGACAAAGGACCTTTTGGGTGGTGAGTCAGGAATGGATGTTCTTAGACCAGGAACTGACACTCCCTGGTGGAAGCTCATGCTTGGACAGGGAAGAGAAGGTTTTCCACTGGAACCTGGATTTCAGGGACCAACTGGAACGGATCCCGAACTTGGTTTCATGGACATGTTCACGAAGGACAAGCCAATATACGGTCAAGGAGAAGCTGGTGAAGGTATTTTCTCTAGCATTTTTGGCGGTGGCAAGGGACCAATAGCAGGATACGAGAAAGGATTTGACATGTTGGGAATGATGCCGGAGGTCATGGGATTCACGGAGTCAGGATATGAGCCGGAAGAAATATGGGAGCAAGGGCAAGAGAAAACAAGAAAAAATAAAGCGTTCATGGATGAGTTGCTTCTTAACCCCTACTATAAGGCACAGATGTACGGATGGCCCGGATGGGGTCTTCCAACAGCTGAAGCCAATCGCGGCGGAATCATGCAAAAGCTTCAGGGCGGCGGGGATTTCCTTGGGGACCTGATGGCGCAGGATGAAGGACCAATGATGGATCCGCAAGCAGCCTTGCCGGAAGAGGGAATTCAAGCGTATGATGATTTTTCCGGAGCTACAGAAGAAATGTTCGCGGGAGAAGAGGGAATACCAGCAGAAATACTTGCGGGAATCGTCAACCAACGCGATCCGTTGATGCAAAAAATAATGGAAATAATCATGAACATGATTGCCCCAACAATGGGCGAAGGCGAGGAACCAATTCCCATGGGACCGGAATCAATAGGCGGAATGGGTGACTATCTTGGACCAAGTTCAGAGATGGGCATTGAGGAGCAAGGAGATTTGGGAATGATGGGTGGAGGAGACTACACGCGTGGTGCGCACGTCATGGGCCCAGGTGGACCTAAATCGGACAGCGTTAACGCAAAACTATCAGACGGCGAATTTGTCGTGACGGCAAAGGCTGTAGAAAACGCCGGAGGCGGCGATAGGATGGAGGGGGCAAAGAGAATGTATTCAATGATGAACTCTCTTGATCCGCAGTCCGCGCGACCGGGAGAGGAACCGCAGATAGTTTAATGGAGTGGAGATTTGTCGGGGAAAAAGACCTCGACTGGATCATGGAGACAGCAAGGGAAATGCACGCTGAATCCAGCTGGTCCAAAAAGGTAAAGTTTCGTGAGGATAAGGTAAAAAAATATTTTCACGCGGTGCTTACGAATCCGGACATGTTCGGAATCATAGCGCACGAAGACGACAGTGACATCGGATTCATGACTGGAACCATAGTGGAATACAGTTTTGGGACCGAAAAATTTGCAAGGGAAATTGACTTGTATGTTAAGAAAAAATACCGCGGAAAAATGGCCGGAATGTTAATGATGAAAATGTTCAAGGCATGGGCCAAAACAAAGGAAGCGAAGGAAATTATTTTTGAGCCAGAAAGCGTTGACAATGTAAATAAGTTTGACGCTATGGCAAAACGACTAGAAATGAAGGAAGTTGGAAAAGTTTACAGAGGAGATTTATAATGAGCAGTATTCCAGGAATAGGAACGCCGGATCCGTACCAGCCAACAGATCCACAGATATACCAGCAGTTCGAGAGGGAAGCGCCACAAATAGAGGCGCGTAAGCTCCAGCTAATGGATGTAGCCGGCAAGCTTGCCGGTGAGGGCGCCGTTCCTACTGGCGGATCATTGAATATTCCCACTCAACAGGTTGCACAATTTGACCCACTTCAACAACAGGGTTTTACACAAACGACGCAAGGGCTTGGAAGCTTTATGCCGTACATGGGCGCCGCCACCGACGCGTTAAACATCGCTGGTGGCGCTCAATATGACCCATCGTCGTATCAGCAATACATGAACCCATACCAGACCGAAGTCATCGGCGGAATAGAAAGCCAGTTTGACAAACTGCAGAATGAAGCCAATAAACGTGCGATACAAACTGGATCGTTTGGCGGGGCGAGGGAAGGAATCACGACCGCTGAGCTTGGAAGACAGCGCGCACAGGCAGTGGGACAGGCACAGGCACAGAATTATCAACAGGCACAGCAAGCGTCCATGGGACGTTTTGATGAACAAATGAATCGTTTACAGAACGTTGCGCAGGGATACGGGGCACAGGCGACACAAAGACAGCAACTAGGACAGGGTGACCTGTCAGCACTTTTCGCGGCTGGATCACAAAGACAGCAACGGGAACAGCAGGTCGCTGACGCGCAATACAGACAGCAAGTACAGCAGATGTACGAGCCTTACCAAAGAATCGGTTTTGTCTCGGATATCTACCAAGGAATGCCAAGCAGTTCTTCCGCATTGACAATGGGCTCATCGCCAATGACCAATCCAATGGCACAGGCCGTTGGCGCGGGAATAACGGGGCTAGGCGCATACCAAGGATACCAGAACGCATTTGGACAGGGGTAAGCATGAATAGAAACATTTATGACCGCCCCATGTTTTCCAGAGGTGGGATTCAAAAATTTGGTCCCGGTGGAGGGTTTAAACCCAGAATAAAAACTAAATTTAATCCCAAGGACATTGCGGAGAAATACGGAATTAAGGGATTGGAATGGATTCAGCGTAAAATAGCAGGTGGGTCATGGCTTCCTGAATGGATGCAGCAAAGACTATTAAACCAGTCACTGAAGGAACTGGATGAAAACTACGGTGCCGGAGCTTCCAAGTCACTGGGATTTTCCGACATCGAAACGAAAACAACAGTTGATCCAACAAAAATAAACACAAAAGAATACACAAGCAACTCTCTTCTGGACACACTTAAATGGGGAAACGAGGGATGGCTTAATCCACTTGGATACGTGCCAAAGGTAGGGCCTCTTCCACTACGACCTCCCCGCATGAGATGGGACAATGTAACCAAGACATACGTTCCCAATGAAACTTTGGGTGGAGCAGGAAAAGAAATTGCACAGAAAACATTTAAGGGATTGACAGCAGCCGGCGCCTATGGCTGGGGAACGGAAGCGCTTAAATCCGATGAAGTAAAGTTGCAGGAAAAGACTATAAATGAGCTAGAGACAAAAGACATTAAAAATGCAGACCAATGGGTGATGGAAGACTCCTTGCCGCAAAAGACCATAAAGAATGAGGTTCTTGAAAATTTAAAAGAAAACTTAATAAAAGATAGAAGCTTCATGGGGGATGATTATTTAGGTAATCAGCTCCCTGAAATAATTAGTGACCTAAAACAAGAAAATGAAGACACCGCTGACCACAAGGCTGTGGCAACAAGTGGAAGTGATGATGTTGAAAATTTCAATACCCCAATAACCAACGATGAGGCCGAATCCGGAAATGTTGTTGACATGAACAAGCATATAAATAAGCATGAAAAGAACAAAGGGGAAATGATTTCAGGAACCGGTAATCTTTTAGATTATTCACATTTAGAGGAAACAGTTTCCAACGAGGAATTAAACGAGACTGTTACCTCATCATTTTCTGACAATATCAACGTCAACAATAAGGCTTTAGAGGGAATGATGGAACTGGAACCGGATGACCTTAGCGACATAAAGCAATACATGGGATTCCTTCAGGGAATTATGGGCAAGCGTGATCCCATGATTGGCGCGTCACTTTTGATGCAGCTGGGTACGTCCCTTATGAACGCAAAGACAACAAAGCAGGGAATTGAAGGATTTCTTCAGGCAGCCGGACAGGCAGGGGCGGAAATTGCACCACAGCTCATGAAGCTTGGGGCGTTAAGCGAAGAGAAAAAACAGTCACTTGCGACCGCCGCACTGCAGATGTACATGGATAAAATGAAAGATGCGCGTCCAAGTGGTTCACCTTACATGGTGGCGGAAATTGATTGGAAACAGAATGAAAGCGGAGACTGGTATGCAAGCGGCACGAAGCCGGCAAAAATGTACCAATTAAACAGTGATGAATTTAGAAACGCAATGGCGGAAGACAACGCTTATTTTGAAGCATTCAACCGTCCTAAATATTATTTTGGATCCCCACAGGATCCTTCAACAGCAGGAATTTTCCAGGCTTCAGTCCCGGAAGGAGATAAAGGACCGCTTATCAGTGATACAAGCAGAGACGCTTTCCAACAAACAGGTGGTTACATGGGAGATATTCTTGATGTGGGAGTTCCTTACTTGACCACGTTAATTGATTTCCCTGAACTTATGGGTGCTTCTGGATATCTTGCCGAAAAAGGACTTGGTGGTATATCAACCATTAAGGATTCCATTGCCGTTTTCACTGGGGATTTTCCTGAATGGGAAAGTACAATGGCTAAAGGATTGCTTAGTGCGAGAGATGAATTTGAAACTGGATGGACAGATGCGGAAGGACAATCTTATGGGGGACTTACCAATAGGAGCTCAAACAGTACAATGAATATGGGTGGCCAATCTATTCCGGTGTTTATTGACTGGAACAATGATTTAGGAATGAACTCTGGTGGCGTGATATCAAAAAGTAGAGACACAAGACTTGTACATGAAAACGGAATTCGCACTTACATGGTTAAGGATGGTTTTGATAAATTTTTCAACGCTGAAGTTCTTGGTCAACAGGATCTTATTTCACGAACAATTGGTATTGGTTACGCAAGATCGCGTCAGCCAACTGGACGTATGCTGGCGGATGTTCTTCAAGGTTCCATGAAAGACGCCAGGTTTGTCGGCATAGGAACGGATCCAAAAGCCAACAGAACAGCTGTCCTTACAGCGCATGTTGGCATCATAAATGAAATGTATGAAAAAATTGATACTGCATACAGAAATGCCGGTATAACCAATAATCCGGATAAAACTAACCCGCAATCCAAACACTATGTGGAGGGTCTTCGTTACATCAAAGAATTTGATGGAGGAAAAATTCCTGGAACCGATAATCATATGTGGAGTGTTAAAAAAATTAGAGAATTTGCGAATAAATACTATACGCTAAAATCACAAGTGCCTGGAATGCAGGATCTTCCGGAATTAACTTTCTATACATTTAATCAGTGGGAACAGGACGGAGAGATACAGCTTCAAAACGAAGTGATTGGACAGGACAAAGAGCAAAAAGGAACCGTGGAAAACATAAGGGATAAATTTGACCAAGGTTTTAACATTCTAATGGGGAATCAGTAATGGCGCAAAGTTGGTTAACGGGGGAAATTCCGGCAGGATATCAGGCACCGGCGGACACGCAGTTTTCAGCGAAGACTGACGGTGATGTTCCCATAAGTGAAGCGGAAAGAATTATAAGAAAGAACCAGGAAAGAATGAAGGCTGTGACAGGCCCCATTGGAAAGGTCTTCCGTTCACTCTCACAAATTTATTTAAATCCGTTGATTCCAGGAAAGAAATTTGACATTGCCAGCAACGAGGAAGCGGAAGCAATGAAAAAAGCTGAGATTCAGAAGTCCAAATTGTGGAGACAGAAAAGGGATGAAGTAAAGGATCAGATTATAGACGTTTTTCACAAGGCGAGAGATGGGTATGAAAAAACAGGAAATGAACAAATTCTGGATTTTGCGTTGCAGACAAAAGACCAGATGTTACAAGCATCAGGCTTAACTGACTTTGATCTTAATCCACAGGTAAGCAAGGAAGCTTACATTCTTCGTGATGATTCAGGACTGTGGTCATCATCTCCAAATCCTTATCCACAAATAGAATATTTATCAGAGGCAATTGGTGGACTGTTTGGAATGAGCAAGGGATATTCATTTGGTGAAGCATTGTTGGCTAAAAATTTTATCAAAAACATGGGAAAGGGTGCGGCAACAGGATTTGCTCGCGCTAAAGGTCCTTGGTGGCTTAAAGCTGGTGGAGCAGTCATTGGTGGAGCTGCGGCAGTTGGTGCCGCTGATTTTGGTTATGATGTTATGCTTGACCTGATGAATGGAGCCGGAAAGGCAAAAGAAAATTTAAAAGATGATCCTTCATCACTGAAGAAAAAAGTTTCTGAAATAGTTCCTGATGCATTGACATTCGGGCCTCGAGGAATTAACCGTCCTGCATTTGATGAACGATGGGAAAGTTTAAAGAAGGATGTCATTCTTGATGCTTCCATTTCAACCGCTTTCTTTGGTGCGCGTCCATTGTACTATGGATTAAAATCTACCATTGGTAAAGGTGTATTTGGAATGGGTAAGAAGGGGCCAGGAGCTGGCGCAATAGACCCACAACAATTAATCGAAGAGGAAATGAAATTGATTCAGAAGTTTGGCGGGGATGATTTAATGAAAAAAGTATCCCAAGCAGAAACATTAAATGTTCCTTTCATTGGCGGTCCTCTGACAAATTTACTTCGAACTAGATTTGCTAATCTTTTGGGTCCCGCTGTCAAAGACAATATGGTTCCGGGAACGGGGCTAGGAAAACACCACATCAGTAGCGCTGGATTTGTAAGTGGAGTGGAACCGATGCTTGGCAGGATACCGTGGATTGGAAAATGGATAAAGGAACATCTGGGACAACGTGGTGAATTTTATGGTGAATTGTCAGATAACATGCTTGGACGGTTGAATCCTTACGCATCAATGGCGGAATTGGATGATGCATACAAGGTTCTCTCCACCAAAAAATTTGGATGGTTCCAGAAAGAGGCATTAAAATTGGAACAGGATGTATTGAAAGCTGGTGATGCATATGGTGACATCATTAATGATCAGGCCGTTCGGATGATAGCAAGAAACATTCTCAACAGCATGAAAAGCACATGGGCAAAAGGCGAAGCCGGAAAAATCGTTCCAAACGCTACAAATAAAAAATGGGTAAAACTTCTGGAACAACTGTCAGGCGATTCAAGCGGAAAGAACGTTCGTCAGATGTTCAACATGAGAAAGGAATTGGACTTCTTTGTAGGGAAAAATGGGTTGGGGTCCGTTGCACGCGATCCTGAATCATTAAAGGATTTATCAAAAGCACTGGAATATGGAACAAAGGGAAGCAAGGATGATGTAACAGATCTCATCAAAGCGTGGGATACAGACATTGCACGAATAGGAAGTGAGTATGAGGCACCGGAAGTCGTTAAGGCGTTAACGGCTTATGATCGCTTTATTAACAACGGACTGTTGATGTGGGGAACGGATGCAGGACGAGTTGCGGGAAAGGTAAGCAAATTTGGATATGAATTGCAGCTTAGTAATGATTCAACACGCGCAGCGGCGTCCTTGTTCAAGACAGCGATAAAAAGCGGTGATCCTGAATCAATACTGAGATTAAAAAACATAGTGGGCGACGAGGCGTACTACCGTGGCGTTGGAACTCATTTACGAGATATATTTGAGCAAAACATTAAAGAAGTTGACGGAATAATGAAACCAAACTGGGCAAAACTTCGTGAAGTGCTTGGAATTTCAAGAACATCTAAGGCGCTTAAGGTAAAACCTTTCTGGGAAAAAGCACTTGACAGCTCAACTTCACCAGTAAAAATAATAGACGGAAAGGAATTTGATCCTAACCTGTTCAAAGGTGCCCTTCCTGAAGGAACAATGGCAAGCACGGAGCTTCGAAAGCTTCCGCAACTTGATGATTTTAGGTCTCTTCTGGATGTTATGGAAAAAGTTTTCAAGAATGGAATACCTTCAATGAGTGTGTTCATGGCTCGTCGTGCGACAATTGGTGGTGTAAGAGCAGGTTTAAATGCGGCGCTTCCAACACAGGTTCTAGGAACTGGTGCAAGAACTGGTGCCGGTACTGCCGGTGCATTAAGCTTGATTGGTGGACAGTGGTTCTGGCCTTTAATGGGTGCGTGGACTCTTCGTTATGGTGGAAAAGTCATGACCAGTCCTGTCAACATGCGCGTCTACAGAAACGCAATTGATACAAACTTACCTGAAACCGTTCGTGCCTTGAATCTCATTCGATTAATGAGAAACATGCCGGATGAGTGGAAATCTTTTGACCAAGATCTGGCTGAACTTGAAAATGCACAAAAACAAATTATAAAAACAGGTGGAAACAAAGCAATGCTCGATAAGTGGGGTAATAGATCAGCTGACGCTATGGAGCGTGTAGTGAATACCGCTTATGATTTAGGAAAAAAAGTTATTTCCGGTGAAACACCTTATGTTCCAAAAGTTATGGAACCAGGAACACTTCCATTTGAATACATGAAAGGGGAGGAAGCGCCACCTGTGGCCGATACCTATGCCCCTGAAGCTGCCGGTGAAGACGCGGGTGGATATGGTGTTACTGGATCATCCATTTATGGAAATCAAACCATGTCACCTAATACAGCTGGGTGGCTGTATCAGGGCAATACTGACGCGGCACTCGCCTCAAAGTACGGCGGACAAAAGGACGGAGGAATGATTGAACCCCTCAATGCCCCTCGAAAGATGGACAAGAGAGGAATAATTTCATTGGTGAGTTAGGTGGAGGAAGAAAAAATGACACAGAACCGTGAGGATATTATTAAGATTACAGGTGAACTAAGGTTGATTAACCAGAAGCTGGACAATCATATTCACCACATCTCTGAAAAAATTGACACCATCTTCAGGATTGTGTGGACAGTCTCATTCGGAGTGCTGGCGTTGATTCTCAAGGCCGTTTACACGGCGATGATGTAATGAATTATGATAAATTATTAGAGTCAGTCAAGAAACACGAAGGGTTTAAGGACCACGTGTATCTGGACTCACTTTCCAAACGCACCGTGGGCTACGGCCATCTTTGTGTGGAAGACCATTGGGAAGACGGAAAGAAATATGACAAGGAATATCTGGAAGACATTCTGGAAAAAGATTTACAATCAGCAATTGATCAGGCGCATGACATGTGCCAGGGACTGGAAATTTCAGACGATGCAAAATCCATAATTTGTGAGATGATTTTTCAGCTTGGAGGAAACGGTGTTTCCAAGTTCAAGAACATGTGGAAAGCCCTTAAGGAAAATCCGCCAAATTATTTCGAGGCGCACGTTCAGATGCTTGACAGCAAATGGGCCAAGCAAACGCCAAATCGAGCTAACGAAATGTCGGAGCATATGAAAAACTGTGCCTAAAACACCTAGATTTAACCTTCAAGGAATCTTAAGTCTCCTTACAAAAAAACCTATTGAATGGCTTACCAATCTCATTAGCAAAACCAGGGGAGCCGATGGTGTCGTGGAGAGTATTACAAAACCATATGACCCTCAGAATGTTTTAATGGATATATTTGAAAAAACAGCAAGGGGGGAATTTGGCATAACAGCTGACGAAATAGGATCCAAAGTGGATCTGGAAACTTTGGCGCGATTGCGTTTGAAAGACGCGATATCCGCTGGGTTCAGTGTTGAGGACTGGATCAAGGCGAGAACAGATCCTGGCGCTCTTCAGCATACACATAAATGGACAGAGGGAGAACCGGCCGTGACAATAGAAGACTGGCAACACATGGACTGGGATCAGGCTCAAAAATTTCCCAACATGACATATGAAAAGTGGCAACAAGCACAGGACCTTGCCGGTTATACATGGGACCCAAAAGAAAATGCCTACGTAAAAGTGGAGGAAAACTGGGAACTTGTACCAGAGCATTTACGCCCGGCAGAATTTCAGGAAAATCCAAAAGGATATGATAAAGCTGTAAAAGAACAAATAGAAAAGGAAAAAAAGAAGGGAATATTTACTCTAATTCAAGGCGGGAAAGATGATGATTGGTCTCCACCTGGTCTTGCTGGTGGAGGAATCAAGATTAGAACACCCAAGTTGCATGATACAGGATTGATGAAATCTCTGTTAAAATTGGGTACAACCATGGGAATGAGTGAAAAGGAATTATTGGAAATGGCAATAAAATTCAATTGGGATGTATCCGATAAATTAAAAAAACAGTACGGTATAACGGATGAGGGTTTAAGGGCTGGAAGTGACAAAGGACTGGAGTGGCTTCTTCTGAAAGCAAATCCTGATCTTGCGAAGCAGCCTTACTCTGAATCCAAGGTAAATAAAATGCTCAGCGAAGAAATAGGCGAACTGCCTTCAAAACAGATGGATCTTTTTAAGAAGAAAACTGGTGGGTTAGTGAGTTTGGTCAATGGGTAGTCCAATAAAATTAAAACCACCTAAATTAAGATTGGGAGAGCGTTTCGGAAAGGGTCTTGGATCCATATTCGATTACCTTTCTCCTTCCATGCAGCTTCCGTTACTGAAGGTCATGAAGAAACTTCACCCAGTCTACGCCGATGTTTTTATAAGTAAGTTAGGTGAGAGACTTGCCTGGGAAAGGGATTTACCCCCACAGTTGCGGGACATTGGATACGAAGACAAAGCGGCGATAAAACTCAAAAGATGGGTGTTTGACAATGTTAAGCATGAAAAGGGACAATATCCCTTTAATGTAAAATTAGGATGGCCCAAGCTTCTGGATTTTACTATTAGAGAAGGGAACAGGAAAAAACCTTTCAATTTTATTAGGGCTTTCGATGAAGATTTTTTAAAGTATAAAGAAACAGATGAATTCAAGTATGACATGGCACTGCAAAATCAGAAACTGGAAAAAGAATTAACAGAACTAGCGGATGAAAAAGAAGGGGCGAAAATTATTCCGTTTAAAAAACCTGAAAAATACAGTGGTGGATTAATTAGCTTGATTTCTTAGTCTTTTTGTGATATAAGGAACCGTGAAATTAATTAAGAAATATGATTACTCATCATTGAAAAGGGAGGACGGGGAAGCCCGTTTATACCTTACACCCGACGGTGAAAGCTTACCGTCCGTTACGACCATTCTCTCAAAAGCGAAAGACAAGAGCTTCCTGAAAAAATGGCGCAACCGTGTGGGGGACAAAGAAGCGGAGCGAATAATGCGTGAATCCACCCAGATTGGAACGGCGCTCCACCTATATATAGAACGTTTAGTGAACAAAAAAGGATACAAGGATTTAACGGAAATAGGGAAAACAGCCCAGAAAATGGCTGAAGTCATAGTGAAGGAAGGGCTGAAGGACATCACGGACGTATGGGGATCGGAGGTTAACCTCTATTATCCAGGAAAATACGCCGGAACGGCTGACATGATTGCGTTGTACCAGGGAAGGCCCGCAATTATCGATTTTAAGCAGGCTAATCGGCCAAAGAAGCGCGAGTGGGTGCAGGACTACCTTATGCAGCTTTCCGCTTACGCCATGGCCCATAACGAGATATTTAACACCGAAATTGACCAGGGCGTCATTTTTATGTGTTCACGCGACCTTACTTTCCAGAAATTTGAACTGAAAGGCGACAATTTCATTCGCGCCGGTGAAAAATTCATGAAAGCACTTGACTTTTACCTGAAAACTATTATATAATACATACAGGATGCCGTAATGGGTCCTACTAAATCTTGCTTAACAGGAGGTAAATATGAACGAGCTAGATATCATACGTAACCATTTTCTTGGTTTTAACAATGACTTTTTTGATAATTTCAGGACAGTCTCAACCTACCCACCATACAACGTAAGAGAAAAGAATGACCTAGGTGTCATTGAATTCGCCGTTGCGGGGTTCGCTGAGGGTGATTTGACAGTTGAGGTAAAAGACCAAACTTTAAAGGTTTCGGGGTGTAAGGAAAAAAAATCCGACGGGCAGCTCAAGCACGAATCGGACTTTTATCACAAAGGAATATCGGATAGAACTTTCCGAAAAAGCTTCAAACTTCATGAACACATTAGAATTGATGGAGCGGAGCTAAAGGATGGACTTCTTAAAGTTACCTATAAACGTGAAATTCCAGAATCCGAAAAACCAAAACAAATAAAAATTAAATCCAGCTAGAAAGTTCCTCACCGCTGATTTCCTTGGCGATGTTGACCTTGTTCCGAAGGGACTTGATGATTTTATCATCCACAGTCCCTTTGGCTACTAGATCTATATAAAGTACCGCATTCTTTTGTCCTATTCTATGGGCACGGTCCTCTGACTGAATTCTTTTTTCCAAATCATAATTGTTTGAATAGTATATGACCGTACTAGCAGCGGTTAATGTGATCCCGTATCCACCTGTTTGGGTGTTTCCTATGAAGAAACGTATGGAAGTCTTTCCCTGGAAAGCGTTAATGCACTTCTGCCGATCTTCCGTTGCCGTTGCGCCGTAATACGTGCAGCATGAGCTTGATCCGTATTCATCTGAAATGGCCTTTTCAATTCTTTTAATGTCATGAATGTAGTTGGCCCATATGATTACCTTTCCCGTGGTCTCTCCCAGTATCTGCATCAATTCATCAAGCCTGTTATTTTTAAGGTCCAGTGTATCCCCGCTGTCCGTTTTCATGTGACCGCACGTAATCTGGTGCAGTCTTATCAACTGTGTCAGAACATTGACAGCGGTTAGTGACTCTCCCTTTAATATTGTCATGGCGTTGGCTTTCATGTCACGGTACGCTTTGTTCTGTTCCTCCGTCAGTTCCACTTCACGCTTGGTGTATACCTTGTCCGGTAGATCAAGGCAGTCCTTCTTCAACACGCGGTATGAATGGGGTGATACAAGCTGTCCCAGTTGGGCCAGGTTCTTGAACTTGACGATCTTCTGGTACTTGTGCGTTCCGCCTGCGGCGTTCGCTGTAATGACCACGGCGTACCGGGTTCTGAATGCGTAGTAGCTTTGCTGACCCAGTATTTCCGGATCAAGAAAATCCATCTGTGACCAGAGGTCCATGGGTGACTGTGTCACTGGGGATCCAGTCAGAATTCTTCTGTATTTGGTTTCCTTGGATAGTCCTAAAATATTCTTTGTTCTCTTTGCTTTTGGATTTTTAATGGTGGTGCTCTCGTCAACAATCATCATGGACCGCCCTATTAAATATATCTTCGCGAATTCCATTCCTTTTTTTGTTGAGAGTGCCTCAACGTTCATGACCATTATTTTAAAAACCATGTCTCCGCTGTGCTGTTTCATCCATCCCAAATCATCGAGATATTTCCTGGATGTTGATTGTTTCCATGACACAACTTTTTTTTCAATGTAGTCCGGAACGTGCGTGGGGATTTCTTGATCTACCCACGTCATGTACGTTCCCTTTGGAGCAATCACTAATAATCTGTCAATTTTCCCTTTATTATAAAGTATGCACGCATTGTCCAATGCTATCTTGGTTTTCCCAGTTCCCATCTCGGCAAAGATGGCAAAAGATTCCTTATTCCAGCATTTTTTCAAAGCATCTTTTTGATGCTCATACGGTTTAGTTTTAAATTTATACATTGGCGTAATACGGATCAGCGTCTAAATTTTTAAACCATTTTGGTGGATTTTTCCATTGACCAATTTTATGCACATAATAATCCCTATATGCTCTTACAAAATCATCTTGTTTAAATTCATCTGGCATGCACTGTGGAGGATCAGTAATATTATCAAAAGACGAAAGTCTTGGATAAAGTTCGTGAATAGCATTAATAACTTGCTGACACGCATGAAATTTATTATAACGAACTGTATATTCTTTAGACAATTCTTCTGCGTGACAAAGTGCCCAATAAAAATTATCACGGGTATCACCAACCCATATTGTCATGGGATGATTGGGATAAGCTGATTTATATCCTGCATCATAGCCACGGCGTCTAATTGCTGTAGACAACATTTGTGTAGTTTCTAATACCATTTTAACTACATGTTTGTCACACTGTGCTCGTGCAGCTTTAGCTGGGTCTTCATTTAAAAAAAATATATTCATATTGTATTTCTAACTTTCTACTTGACAAAGCTTATATCATAGTGTATAAGGAAAGTCAAGAAATAAAAATATGACAGTATATGTTTTACAGGAAATGGGAAGAAACGTTAGATCGGCAGAGAAGTTTGGTGATTTAAAAATTTTACTTCCTGACAATAAACAAATTGTCCTATCCTCCGGACCACTTACCCATAAGCTAAGAAAAGAGTTATCCACATTTTGTGACGATGACTACTTGCTTTTGATAGGGGATCCTGCTATAATAGCAATTGCTGGAGCAGTTGTAAGCGAAGCAAACAGAGGAAAATTCAAGGTTCTGAAGTGGGACCGTGATGAAAAGAAATATTACGACATAGAAATAGACTTGAGAGGTAAAAATGAGTGATCTATTAAGACAAATGGCCCAAGATGCGGGCAACACGGCCCAGGACAACATGGGTAAGATTGGCGCAGTAGCCAATGACATTGCTGATACGGACAAAGAGATCAGTGATATAGAAGATCAACTAAAAAAGAAAAAACATTACAAGAAACATTTATCAGAAAATGTTTTACCTAATCTTTTTGCTGAGGTTGGGTTATCAGAGTTAAAACTAGCAGACGGCAGACATCTTAAAGTAGGTAACTATTATGGGGCGTCGATAAAGGACACTAAAAAAAGTGCCGCGTTTGCATGGTTACGGGACAATGGATTTGGGGATTTAATAAAAAACCAAGTCTCTTGCAGCTTTGGACGGGATGAAGATGAGAAAGCTAAAGGATTGATTAACACTTTAAATGAAAAGGGTTTTCAATCTTCACAACGCGAGTGGGTCGAACCCTCCACCCTTCGCGCATTTATACGTGAGCAACATGAAGCAGGCAATCAATTGCCTATGGACTTGTTAGGAGCTTACGTAGGACAAAAAACAACGATTAAAGATTAAAGGAGAAAGGCCTTATGGCACAAACTAAAGAAGTCGCAAAAGCGGCAAAACTAGATCTAGCGGTTCTTGCTAGTGATTCAAAAAATGCGAGTGGATTCGGCAATCTTGACTTGTCAAGAGATATCGCTATCCCTTACATCAATATACTACAAACAACAAGCCCTCAGCTTAATCCATCAAAAGCGGAACATGTTGAAGGGGCAAAAGTGGGACAGTTCTACAATACTGTTTCGCAGGAAGTCAGTGATTCACTTAAAGTGATTCCTGTCCTTTACCAACTACGATACGTGGAATGGAAACCACGTGAATCCGGTGGCGGATTTGTAGAAGCACATGATGCCGACAGTGGGATCTTGTCTAAAACAAAGCGCGACCAGTTGACATCTAAAGATGTGTTGGAGAATGGCAATTACATTGCCACTACGGCATATCATTATGTCTTGGTTCAAGGAGCTGATGGAAATTGGTCACAAGCAGTTATCAGCATGACATCTACTCAATTAAAAAAGAGCAGACGCTGGAACAGCTTGATGCTAACCCAAAAAGTTCAAGGCCCATCGGGAAGTTTCACTCCACCAACATACGCAATGATCTACAATCTCACTACAGTTAGTGAGTCAAATGATCGCGGAAGTTGGTTTGGTTATCAACTTGAGAAAGCTGGACAGGTAGAAGACGCTGACATTTATAATGAAGCAAAATCATTTTCAACCGCAGCATCAAGAGGAGATGTAGAAGCTAAACCTACCGTTGAGGGGGAACCTGTAAAAGAGGCTCCACAGTCAAACAGTAAAGAAAGCGACGAAGATATACCGTTTTAGGTATATCTTTTTCTAAACTGGAGGTTTAGTGGAAGTTGATAAATTTAAGGCGATATTTTCCGGCTTAGACATAGCTTATGGTCAGCACCAATCCAATGGAGAGCGTGCTGACGGTAAGCAGGAAGGAAAATCTTATATTGTCCGTAAAGAAATAACTGACGAATTATGGGAAAAACATCTTAAGGGGGAAGGACCTTCCTTAGGGATCATTCCTATTATGGCAGACAACACTGTTATATGGGGATGTATAGATATTGATACCTATCCTCTTGATCATAAGAAATTAATTCATAAAATAAGAAAATTAGAATTACCCCTAGTACATTTTAAATCTAAAAGCGGTGGGGCCCATTTATTTTTATTCGTGGCTAAACCAATTGCCGCAAAAATAATGCGATCGAAGTTAAAATCGGTTGCGTCAGATTTAGGGTACTCCTCTGCTGAAATATTTCCCAAACAATCGAGCATACTAATAGAAAAAGGGGATCTCGGTAATTTTTTAAACTTACCTTATTATAATTATAAAAATACTTCAAGATGTGCTGTTAACGATGATGGAACGAATTCTACGTACCATGAATTTTTATCGTTATACACTAAACATGTTGTTATTGATATAGACAGAATTGCAAGGCAGACATCTAATAAAGTCATAGCGGATGGACCACCTTGTTTACAAAGTTTGTGCTCGCAAGGATTTCCGGAGGGAACCAGAAATAATGGGTTATTTAACATTGGAGTTTATTTACGTAAGTTTGATCCAGAAAATTGGACAACTTTAATAGAAGAATACAACAGAAATCACATGACGCCACCACTTCCGTCTAGTGAAGTTGTGACAATAATAAAGCAGTTGGAAAAAAAGGATTACGCATATAGGTGCAAAGAACAGCCTATTGCCTCCTTTTGTAATGCTTCGGTTTGCAAAACCAGAAAATTTGGAATAGGTTCGGATAATGTAGCCCCTCAGTTTGGGTCTTTATCAAAATTATGCACTGATCCCCCTATTTGGTTTTTGGATGTTGAAGATCAACGTTTAGAATTGTCTACAGAAGAATTACAAATGCAACAGAAATTCCAAAGAAGATGTATGGATGTTCTTAATTTTCCATTTCCATTACTTAGATCAAATCTTTGGCAAGAGACACTGAGAACCTTGATGGGCAATGTTATTGAAATTGAGGTTTCTAGTGATGGGTCTGTGGCAGGTCAGTTTGAGGTTCACCTCCAGGAATTTTGTACTGATCGTGCCCAGGCTTTAAACAAAGATGAATTATTATTACACAAGCCTTGGACTGAAAATGGAATAACATATTTCAGGTTAAAGGATCTTCATGATTATTTGATAAGAAATAAATTTACTCATTATAACACCGGTCAAATTGTGGCGCGTTTAAGGGACCTTAAGGGAAAAAGTAAGTTCTTTAAGATAAAAGGAAGAGGGGTAAATACATGGTGTATTCCCGCTTTTCAGCAACAAGATTCAGATTTTGACATAAAGGAGATGGAAAGTGCACCGTTCTAAACCAGAAATTAATATTATATTAGGTCCTCCAGGGACAGGAAAAACACATAATTTATTGAATTTAGTTGAGAAAGAATTATCCAATGGGACACCACCGGACAGAATAGGTTTTTTTGCCTTTACTAAAAAAGCCGCAAGTGAGGCTAAAGAAAGGGCAAAAATAAAATTTAAATTGGAGGATAAACAATTACCGTTTTTCAGGACTTTACATTCTCTCGCATTTTTACAACTTGGTCTTACTACTTCAGAAGTAATGTCTCGGGACAATTACAGGGAATTTTCTCAAGCTTACGGGATGGATTTAGGTTCAGTAACAGATGGTTCAGATGTTGGTGGTGTAATAACAACCGACAACAGATTTATAACCGAAATAAATCTATCACGAATGAAAGGATTAGATTTACAGGATCATTACAATAAGTCAAATCTTGATGTATCTTGGCACGCATTGTTAAGGGCTCAACGTTCTTTTGAGGAATATAAGTCTAAACGAGAGGTTTTGGATTTCACTGATATGCTGGAATTATTTCTTCAGGTTAGTAATGTTCCTCAATTGGATGTTGTTTTTATAGACGAGGCACAGGACTTAAGTTGGTTGCAGTGGTCGGTTGCTGCCCATGCGTGGAGTAAGGCTAAAAAAGTTTACATCAGTGGTGACGATGATCAGGCTATTTTTAGATGGACGGGAGCGGACATAGAATACTTCATTAAAATGAAAGCTGATAACCTTACTATATTAAATCAATCATATAGATGCCCCAGATTAATTCATAAAATGGCCGATAAAATCATTCAACGTGTCGGTAACAGAAGGCCAAAGGAATGGAAGGGCAGAGATTACATGGGCCAAATACGGTACCACGCATTTACGGAGGGTGTTGATTTAAGAAATGGGGAGTGGTTGATAATGGCCAGAACAAACTATCTTTTAGATGAACTGGAACGACAGGTAAAAACAGAAGGTTTGTTGTACAAGAGAAACAACAGGCTTCCAATATCTCAAAAATTATTGGATGCAGTTCAGGCATGGAAAATGCTGAATGAGGAAAAAGAAATAGATTTGAGCTCTGTTAAATCTATTTATTCTTATATGTCAACAAAGATAAGCATCGAACACGGCCATAAGCAATTGAAAACTGCCGATGATAAAAGTAAATATAACATGGAATCACTGGTTATGCACCATGGATTATTAATGGCAGGCAGGCCTTGGGACGTAGCTTTTGATAAAGTTGGGAATAGGGATAAAGAATACCTTAGAGCCATAGAACAAAGAAATGGAAATAACTTTAATGTTGATCCTAAAATTAACTTAAGCACAATTCATGCCTCTAAAGGCGGGGAAGCTCAAAATGTAATGCTTCTTACGGATTTAACACGCAAGACACAGGAATCACTGGAACAAAATCCGGATGATGAGTCACGTGTATTCTATGTCGGAATAACACGCACCAAAGAAAGTTTACATATTGTACAACCACAGAGAGAAGGAGGATTCATAATATGAAAAAAGAAGAAATATTAAATAAAGCAATTCAGCTTGTTAATGAAAAAAGAGAAGGGACTCACGGAAATGCGTTTAAAAATCATTCCCAGATAGCGGATTTATGGAGTGTATTTTTGGATGACAAACTTAAGGTAATGAAGGAAATAACACCCGGTGACGTAGCAGTCATGATGTGCTTACTAAAGATTTCGCGCTCCACCATGGGCGATTTTAACCTAGATGATTTTGTCGATGGTGCGGCATACATGGCAATAGCGGGAGAGATGAATGACAGCGGATCTATTTAAAACTGTAAATTCCAATTGGATTTCACCCTCTGAATTTCCTAAATTAGAGGGTAAAGTCGCGGTTGATTTGGAAACTTGTGATACTGAACTTGTCAAGGAAGGACCAGGATGGCCTCGTAAGCGTGGTTATGTAATTGGTATTGCAGTGGCGAATGCTTCTTTCAAGGGTTACTATCCAATTTCCCACTCCGGTGGGGGAAACATGGATGAAAAGAAAGTTATCAAATATATTAAGTCCATATGTGAAGATGATTCAATTGAAAAAATATTTCACAATGCACAATATGATATTGGATGGCTTTCAACACTTGGAATAGAAGTCAAGGGCCGCATTCATGATACCATGGTGGCTGCGGCTCTCATAGATGAGAATAGGTTCTCATATACACTCAATAGCATTGTGCATGAATATCTGGGTGAATTCAAAAACGAACAAAAACTTAAGGAAGCAGCGGATGCATTCGGCGTGAATGCCAAGTCAGAAATGTATAAGCTACCCGCGGAATTTGTAGGGGAGTATGCGGAGGCAGACGCTGACCTGACGTACAAATTGCATGAAAAACTGTCCTGGGAGATTGTCAAGGATAATCTTACCACAATCTATGACATAGAATGCAAGTTAATTAATGTCATTTTTAACATGACACAGGGTGGAGTTAGATTTGACGTAGATGGTTGCATAAGATTAAATGACAAGTTTAGAAATAAGGAAAAGAAATTGATGAAAAGAATCAAGGATTTAACCGGTCTTAACATAGAGATATGGGCAGCGGCGTCAATTTCCAAGGCTTTTGATTCATTGAATTTGCCGTATGAAAGAACGGAAAAGACAAATGCTCCCTCATTTACTAAAATGTTTTTGACGGATCACCCTCACGAGCTTCCCAGATTGATTATGCAGGCACGTGAGCTTAACAAACTGAGGGGAACTTTTTTAAAGGGACTCTTGGACCACACCCATGAAGGGAGGATACATGCCCACATTAACCAAATTAGGTCTGACAGTGGAGGTACTGTCACTGGCAGGTTTAGTTACTATCATCCTAATTTACAGCAGATTCCTAACAGGGGCCAATTTGCGCAAGAACTTAGGAAACTATTCATTCCGGATCAGGGAAAATACTGGCTTAAAGCGGACTACTCGCAGCAGGAGCCCAGGTTGCTCACGCATTTCGCAAGACTCGTCGACCAAGCCGGTTCTAGGGAAGTACAGGAAGCATATAATAAAAAAGACCTCGACTTTCATCAACAAACAGCCGAAATGGCAGGCGTTGAGAGACGCCTTGCGAAGACTATCGGACTAGGTGTTATGTATGGAATGGGTTACAACAAACTGGCCCGTGAACTGGATCTTGAACCACAGGAAGCAAAATCCATGTTACAGGATTTCCACACCAAAGTTCCTTTTATGAAAGGAATGCTTGAAATTGTAATGAACAGAGCCAATAACAAAGGTGTTATTAGAACGTTACTCGGCCGTAAATGCAGATTTGATTTGTGGGAACCTACGTCATGGGGTGTACACAGAGCTTTGCCATTAAATCAAGCACAATCAGAGTATGGTATGGCCATAAAAAGAGCTGGAACGTACAAGGCTTTAAATAGGTTAATACAAGGTTCAGCGGCGGATCAAACCAAGAAAGCCATGGTTAATGTTTATGATGAATTGGGTATAATTCCACATATTCAGGTACATGATGAATTAAATTGTTCCGTCAAGGATGAAAATGAAGGGAAAAAGGTGAAGGAAGTTATGGAAGACTGCGTTAAATTGGAAGTTCCATCAAAAGTGGACATAAATGTTGGTGAAAGCTGGGGTGGATGATGGCATACTCTAGAGCTAGACAGGAAAGATACGTGAAAACAAAAAAGGGTAAGGCAGCACACAGTAGAGCAAGTAAAAAATACATGGAAAAGAAAAGAAAAAGTTTAGAGGGAAGGATAGATATAAAGTATGTTAAAACCAAGTGTGAACATGGAAAAGAAGTAGCTGACTGGTGGTTGAAACAAAAATCCATATGCTATATGTGCGGGCCTAAAGTGATATATGAAAAGGCACCCACCAGAAAAAATGGAAGAAGTAATAGTGATGAGCTGGTGATTGACCATGACCACTCAAAGAAAAAATTTATTCCCCGTGGTTTACTGTGCCAAAGACATAATTTAGGATTTGGTATGTTTAAAGAAAATATTGAGGAACTTAAACGGGCCATAAAATACAAGAGGAAATTCTCATGAACTGGATGTGCTCTGTACTATTAATCTGTTTTAACTTTAATCCGGAAATGGATTACACCAGCAGTGAGGAATTCATTGAAGATGTACGGGACTGCGCAATTCACCTAAATTCCATGGAAGAGGAACAGAACCGTATTCCTGTGGACTTGGTAGTCGCACAGGCAATCCATGAATCCAATTGGGGTAGATCCAGGTTTGCCGTTGAGGGCAACAATCTTATGGGGATTCGTACATTTGACCCGTCTGATGATCAACTAAAGCCCATTGATAAACCTAATGTGAGCTGGGGGCTTAGGATCTTTGAGACCAAATGTGAATCCATATCCTACTATATTGATTTGTTAAACAATAGCCACCATTATTGTGCCTTCAGGGAGAGGAGATTATCACAATATATCAATGACATAGTGGACCTGGAATCACTTGCGGAAACGCTTGTAATTTATGCTGAAGACGTATATTATACGCAAAAAATAATCCAAACAATGAGAGAACTGAAAAACTATGAATAATAGCAGAAAACCCGGGTACCGAGCCCAAGGAAAGAAACGAACCGACGGAGTGAAACATGGATTTGCGATCAACCCAGAACAAATGGAATTCGAAAGGCGAAAGCTTTTGGAGGAGATGTCTTCCAAACTTAAGCCCAACAAGAAACAGCTTAACACAATGGCGGCAGTGGCTGCCACGAAGGAGCCGGAGTATTTTGACGAGGAAGGAAAGAAAAAAGAGCCCACAATGCGTATTCTATCGCTCGGCGCAGGGGTACAGTCTTCCTGTCTCGCACTCATGGCACAGGAAGGACTAACAAAGCACAAACCGGACTACATGATCTTTGCCGACACCGGATGGGAACCGTCGTTCGTTTACGAACACGTTGAGTATCTCAAGAAGGCAATAACCATCTGCCCAATCATTACCGTTGAACGAAGCAACATCCGTGAGGATCTGATTCGAGCGGCGAACCCCATTAAGGGGTCTAATGATGAGTGGAAGTCTTTCGCCGGACGCGTTCCCAATCCCCCACTGTTTGCGGCACGCCCCGGTGGAAAGGTTGGAATGCTTTACCGCCAGTGCACCCATGATTACAAGGTCATTCCCATACAGAAAAAGATGCGGGAAATACTGGGTATAAAACCACGACACCGCGTGAAGAAAGGAACAATTGTCGAACAGTGGATTGGAATATCGACTGATGAGGCTATGCGCATGAAGAAGGCAAGGATGTACTGGCTGGAGTCACGCTGGCCACTCATTGAAATGAAAATGTCAAGGGCGGACTGCCTGCAGTGGTACCGTGACATGAAGAAGCATCCAATGCCGGGGAAATCATCCTGCATAGGGTGCCCTTATCACCACAATGACCAGTGGAAAAACATGCAGAAGAACTATCCAGTGGACTTTGAGGACGCTTGCGAGGTTGATGACAAAATAAGACACGGTTTAAAAAATACTACAGCGGAACTGTTCCTTCACAAGTCAGCAAAACCTTTAAGAAGCATAGATTTCCAGGAACCTAAGAAACAACGAGACCTGTTCGGGGAAACGTTTGATCCGGAGTTTGCAGATGAATGCGAAGGGCTTTGCGGAGTATAGTGAGCAAGGCGGATTTAAAAAGAAAGAAACACAAGGGGAGACGCAAGGTTGGATCTAATAAGAGAAAGAACCGAAGGCGTGCCCGCTTGGGAATGAAGATAAGGAGAAAATAATGACACCAGAAGATATAAAAAAGAAAAAAGAAATGATAGTTAAGCAGCACAATGCTTTACAAGAAAAAATAACTGAAGGCAAAAATGCACTTGCAAACATGCAGGCACAGCTGAATGGACTTGTTGGCGCAGTGCAGTTGTGTGATGATTTCCTAAATAACCCTGAAGAGCCTAAAAAAGACAAATAATGGAAGTTTGGGACCCAGGAGAGGAAACGACGGTATTCCGCCAAATAAAAAAGCTCATAGCGGGCCTATATCGGGCTTTAAAGGGTTGGGTGGTACGATTCTACCCGG